TTGTTTTGTGTTATAACCTGATTCAGGTGCTTCTACTTCTGCTTGATCAACAACTGCATCATTAATCTCAAGTTCTTTATCACGTGTTTTTTGTGATGTGTTTTCAGTTTTGTCACCTAATATATCTCTGTATTCTTGTGAATCTGTTATGCCTTTACATCTTACTCTATATAGATGTGGCCACCATGTTTTTGAAAATCCTTCAGCCGCACGTGATACATCTTCTACAACATAGTACCTTTTTAATACTTCTGTATCAGTTTCGTCTAATGAATATTCATCTTTCAAATGCGGCAATTCAATTACATCACCTGACATAATTTTTCTACCTAAAATATCAACCATATCTTTGATATGAAATGTAAAAAATACTTGATCATTTTGTAAAAACATACCAAATTGTGTAAGATCAAAATCTATATCGCCAACATTATAAATTGTTCTTGTGTGATATACATCTGGATCATACTTGCGGTCTCTGTTTTCAAGAAACAGCATATCTTGTATAGCAAGTTCGTTTAATGAATCACCTGATCTTTGTGGCTGTGTTTTATCATCACCTCCTTGATCAACAGGACCCATATACTTGTGGATATAAGCATCTGTACCACCCACTTGGAATGCTTCAGAAATGTTGCGATCTTGAAAGGCGAAATCATTACCTTTTTCTGGTTTGTATAAAGACAGTCTTGGCATTTTACATATTTATGGTTCTATAAATACACATATGCCAGACACAGGACTCTCAGCTACTACAGACGCACAAGTAAATGCGGCAAAGCAAGAAATATTTGATTATGTAAAAACCAGACTAGGTGACGGCATGATCGATGTTGAATTAGACCCAAAGCATTTAAAAATGGCTTTTACTTCTGCTGTTGATAAGTTTAGGCAACGATCATCTAATGCAGTAGAAGAATCTTATGGATTTTTAGAATTACAAGAAGATCAAACAGAATATATAATGCCTGCAGAAGTAACACATGTAAGCAAAATCTACAGAAGAACAGTTGGCGGTGCTTCTTCCTCAGAAGGTGGCACAGCATTTGATCCTTTTGAACTTGCATATACAAATGTGTACCTATTACAAACAGGTAGAATTGGAGGTTTAGCAACTTACAATATGTTTGCTGGTTATCAAGAATTAGTAGCAAGAATGTTTGGTGGCTTTATTAATTTTAAATATGACCAGCCAACCAGAAGGTTAAGCATTTTTAGAAGACAAAGATCTAATGAAACTGTGCTTATTGAACAGTACAATTATCGTCCAGACTTTATATTACTAAGTGACATCTACGCAAAACCGTGGATTAGAGAATACACTCTTGCAGTTTCTAAAATGACACTTGGTGAAGCTAGATCAAAATTTCAAACTATTGCTGGGCCACAAGGTGGAGCAAGTTTGAACGGTGATGCTTTGAAAAACGAAGGCATCAACGAAATGACCAAACTAGAACAAGAAATTGGCAACTATGCTGAAGGTGGTACTCCCTTATCTTTCCATATAGGATAATTCTTTGATTAAAAATTTTTTTGTGTGGCAGGGAGGCGAAGGCGGCGACTTCCTAATGTCAATGGTCAACTACATGCTGAACAGCATACCACCTATTATCAACGTTGATGGTACTGCTAATCAATCAAAAGATTTCACATGGCAATTTGGAAATAACGGTTCTAGATGTCTTAAGGCACACAAACCATGGAATACTGATGCACAATTTTTAAGTGCAAAAGATAAAACAGTCATTTGGCTTACTAATCCAGATACAACAATTTGGGCAAAAAAGAAATTGCTTAAAGTTCCACCAGACTTTTGGGGGAAGCGATTATGGAATCCTAAACTGGACATTATCGAATACAATCCTGTAAGCAAAACAGAAACAGAACAGTTTACAGGTGTACAAAGTATTGATAAGAAAATTTTAATTGCTTGTACAAAAAATAATCTTAAACAAGTATTACCAATACCACTTGATACATCATAATC